ACTTAGATGTTCAAAATCCTACACCAAGTTTAGAAATAAACGAAGATAATTTAGGTAATGTCGTAGGTGACCCATATGATGTTGGATATGAAGGAGATGGTCGTACATTACCTGCCGGTGCTACATACCCTAATGTAGAAAGTATTGAGGAACAAGCTGATGATTTACTTACAGAAGGTCTTAGTGCGATTCCAGATATTCCAGAATTAAGTCCTGCAGAAAAAGCTGCAAGAAGAATGGAAAAACTTATCCATGACCAAATAGAAGAATCTAATGGTTCTTCTGAAATTAGAAATGCTTTACTAGAAGCAGCCTTATTAGGAACAGGTATTGTTAAAGGTCCATTTAATTTTAACAAAAAATTACATAAATGGTCTAACAGTGAAGAAGGTCGAAATTATAATCCATTAGAAGTTCGTGTACCTCGAATAGAATTTGTAAGTTGTTGGGATTTTTATCCAGACCCTGCAGCTACAAATATAGAAGAATGTGAATATGTAGTACATAGACACAAAATGAACAAAAGTCAATTAAGGCAACTCCGTAATATGCCTTATTTTGATGAAGAAGCTATACGTAGTTGTATTCAAATGGGTGCAAACTATGTAGAAAAAGATTTTGAAAGTCAATTAAAAGACGATTCTAGAGAAGATGATTACGGAACTAACTTTGAAGTTTTAGAATATTGGGGCATCATGGATGCTGAATATGCTAGAGAAGTTGGTATAGAGCTTGATGAATCTATTGATGATTTAGACGAAGTTCAGATTAATGCATGGGTATGTGGAGATAATTTACTTAGAGCAGTTATCAATCCATTTACTCCTTATCGCATACCTTACAATGCTTTTCCTTACGAAAGAAACCCTTATAACTTCTTTGGTATTGGTGTAGCTGAGAATATGGATGATTCTCAACAGATTATGAATGGTCATGCTAGAATGGCTATTGATAACTTAGCTTTAGCAGGTTCTCTTGTTTTTGATGTAGATGAATCAGCTTTAGTAGGTGGACAGTCAATGGAAGTATATCCGGGTAAAGTCTTTAGAAGACAAGCAGGAATGCCGGGACAATCAATATATGGTTTAAAATTTCCAAATACTGCACCAGAAAATATGATGATGTTTGATAAGTTTAGACAACTTGCAGACGAACAAACAGGCATACCTAGTTACTCTCACGGGCAAACAGGTGTACAAAGTATGACAAGGACAGCCTCTGGTATGTCTATGTTATTAGGGGCATCTAGTTTAAATATTAAGACTGTAATAAAGAATCTTGATGATTTTTTATTAAAGCCTTTAGGAGAATCATACTTCCAATGGAATATGCAATTCTTTGAAGGTGGTCTTGATGTTCAAGGTGATTTAGAAGTTAAAGCTACAGGAACGAATAGCTTGATGCAAAAAGAGGTAAGAAGTCAAAGATTAACAATGTTCTTACAGACTGCACAAAGTCCGGCTATTGCTCCTTTTGTTAAAATTTCTAAACTCGTAAGTGAATTAGCCTATAGCTTAGATTTAGACCCTGATGAAATACTCAATGACCCTGAAGAAGCAGCTATTATGGCACAGATAATAGGAATGCAAAATGCTAACCAAACAACAGGCGAAGAAGCTAACCCCGGTGGTCCACAACCCGCAGATATGGGAGGCCCTGAAGGAGCACCTCAATCACCTCAAAACCTTGGACCAACAGGCACTGGTGGTGGCAACATCGGAACAGGAAATGTTCCGGTTGCAGGGGAAACTACGTTCTCTGGTACACCTAGAGCAGTTGGAGGAACAGGTGAAGGAAGCCCTGAATAGAATAGAGGATTAATAATGGCAAAAAAAGAATTTCCAGATTTAACAGGCGATGGTAAAGTTACCCAAGCTGATATATTAAAAGGCAGAGGTGTATTTCAAGAAGGTGGTGACGTAGATTCACAAATGGAAATGATGCTAGGTGGAGTAGAAGAAGTAGAAGCTCCAATGGTTCCTGACGAACAAATGGAAGAAGATTATGTAGACTATGTTATAGAAGAAACATTGTCTAATCAAGATAGAAATTATTTAATAGATGCTCTCGAAAAAGATGATAGGTTAAGTGATATATTTGACCAAGTAGTAGAGAGTGCAACAGAATTTACAGGTTCTGGAACTGTGACAGGTCCCGGTACTGGTAAGTCCGATTCGATACCCGCAAGGTTATCGGATGGCGAGTTTGTCTTTACTGCTAAAGCGACTAAAGAACTTGGAGCTGACAATTTAATGTCAATGATGAGAGAAGCAGAACGTGAAGCAGATGAAAGACAACAAGCTCAAGAAGGTGGGCCGATAAGAGAGGAGCAAATGCAAATGGAACTTGAGCAGCCTCAAGAGACAACTCAAAATATACGAGTTGTTAAAGAGACTGTTGGTTCTGAAGCTACGCTTCAAGAGGAAGAGGATTTAACGGGCGATGCAATTCGTTCGCAAATGATGCTCGACCCTTATCAGCGACATGTTCGGAGCTAACACACGATAAAGCTACCCTAGGCATAGGCACTTTATTACAATATTAACCGAAAGGCTACCTTTACAAGACAAGCCCTGCAAGTGCACACGCAGCTACCTTGTTAAACGAAGCCCTGAGTAGGAGAAGAAAATGACTCAAGAAGTCTTACAAGAGGAAGAACCACAAGCAAATCCTTATAATCAAAAAAAAGCTTGGCACAATACAGAAGATAAACCTTTTGTTTCATCAGAAAGTTTATTCTACAATCAAAATACAACAGACACGTCTGAAGTAAATGAAGTAGAAGAAGTAGAAGCAGTAGCTGAAGAAGGCGATAAACCTTATAAGCGACCCAACTACAAAAAACGCTATGATGATTTAAAAAAACATTATGATACAAAACTTAATGAGTTTAAAGTTCGGGAACAAGAGTTATTGGATGAAGCTACTAAAAATAGAACTGAATACAAAGCTCCTAAAACTGAAGAAGAATTAGACCAATTTAAGAAAGAATATCCTGATGTGTATGAAGTTGTTGAAACAGTTGCTCATCTACAAAGCGAATCTAAGGCAAAAGTTCTAGAAGAACGTCTTAGTAAACTCCAAGCTAGAGAACAAGAGTTAATACAACGTGATGCTTTAAAAAGGTTAAAAGAAAATCATCCAGATTTTGAAGAAATTAAAAATAGTGATGAGTTTCAAAATTGGACAAATGAACAGCCTCAATCTATTCAACAATGGATATTAGGCAATAGTAATGATGCTGATTTAGCTTCTAGGGCCCTTGATTTGTTTAAAAAAGATTTTAATGTAGACTCTCCAAAAGTAAAAGAGTCAATTTCTAAACCGGCCTCATCTGCTGCTGATTTAGTTTCTACTAAAACTACAAGTGTAGAACCTAAACAGGAAAAGATTTGGTCCGAAAGGGAGATTGCTGCTATGAGCATAGAAGAGTTTGATAAATACGAAAAAGAAATATCAGATGCTATGCAAGAAGGCAGAATCATAAAATAAACTATACTTATATAAAGGAGTATTATCATGGCTCAATTTTTCGAACCGAGTACTGATACTGATGCTAACTTTGCCAACTCCGTAAGTGGACAGACTAATAGTTTCTTTTTACCCAAGGTTTACTCTAAAAAGGTTTTAAACTTTTTCAGAAAAGCCTCGGTAGTAGAAGCCATTACGAACACCGATTATGCCGGTGAGATATCTGCTTTCGGAGACTCAGTTAGGATTATCAAAGAACCCGTTATCTCTGTGTCTGATTACACAAGAGGTAGTGATACAACTCAAACTAAGCTAACAGACCAAGAATTAACTCTTGTTGTTGATAGTGCTAAAGCTTTCAAATTCATCGTAGATGATATTGAAACTAACATGTCACATGTCAACTTTAAAGAAGTTGCTTCTAGTTCTGCTGCATATGCCCTTAAAGATTCATATGATGCTGCAATAATAGCAACTATGTTCTCAGGGTTATCAACATCTTCTCCAGACCACGTTATAGGTTCTGACAGTTCTACTGCTGATTCTTCAATGACTCACGCAACTAATTCTGTTGACCTATTAGGTTCTGATGGAACTGGTGTTGATGCACTAGACCTTATGGCTAGAATGGCTAGATTGTTAGACGACCAATCTGTACCTGAAGAAGGTAGATGGTTTGTTGCACCACCTTCGTTTTACGAAGAGTTATCACAATCTGGTTCTAAACTATTATCTGTTGACTTTAACGCAGGTCAAGGTTCAATCAGAAATGGTCTAGTATCTACAGGTAAACTACGTGGATTTGATATGTACAAGTCAAATAATATCGCTGCGACATCTAACGCAACTGGTAAAGTTTTGGCAGGTCACATGTCTTCTACAGCAACTGCTAACACAATTCTTTCAACAGAAGTGTTGAGAGACCCAACATCGTTTGGTGACATTGTTAGAGGTCTTCACGTCTATGGTGCGAAAGTACTTAGAGAAGAAGCTCTAGTAGGTGCATTCTACTTAGTAGACTAACCTTAAAATCGGAGGGGTCTTAACGGACCTCTCCACCTTTATATAAAATTATGGCTACAACATTTTTAACTATTACCAATGATGTTCTTAGAGAACTTAATGAGATTGAATTAACTTCCTCTACATTTGCTAATGCAAAAGGAATACAAAATTTTGTTAAAAATTCTATTAATAAATCAATTAATGATATTGCAAATGAAGAACCACAACTCCCATTCTTTGCAGTTGCAGCTAGTGGAGGAACTGACCCTTTCTATGGTAATGTTACTGTAGATACAACAGCAGGTACAAGATGGTATTTGTTAAAATCAGGTAGTTCAAGTATTACTACCGACTATTCATCCGTTGATTGGGATGATTTTTATATTACAACAATTAATGTAAGTGGAGAATCTGCTCCCTTTGTATCAAAAGGTTTAGAATTTCTTACATTAGCAGACTGGACCCGATATCTAAGAGATGCTGAAAATGCCGATGATTCAGATACTCAAAGTTATGGAGAACCTAAATATGTTTTACGTAGTCCGGACCATAGAAAATTTGGATTAAGTCCAATACCCGACAAAACATATAAAGTACATTTTTATGCTTATAATGCACCAACAGCTTTATCTGCATTTAGTGATGAAATTGTATTTCCAGACCAGTATTCTAATGTAATAACTGCTAGAGCTAGATACTATGTGTGGCAATTTAAAGAAAGCCCACAACAAGCTGCTTTTGCTTTAGAAGATTATAAAAAAGGATTAAGATATATGAAATCTAATTTAATTAATCCTGCTCCTAAATATATTACAGATGATAGGAGATACTTCTAAAGATGGCAAGAAGTCAACCTTATACAGTTGCTTGTGCCGGAGGATTAGTTAAGTCTAGTAATTCAATAGACTTATTAAAAACTCCCGGTGTAGCAGCCGAACTTAGGAACTTTGAAGTTTCTATTGAAGGTGGCTATCGCAGAATTAATGGGTATCAAAAATTTGGTACAACAAGTGCAACACAGCCTACAGGTGGTACTACAGACATTTTAGGTGTTATACCTTATGCTGATGGAGCAATAGTATGTGCAGGTACTAATATTTATTTTACACAAGATGGAATTACATACTTACAAATAAATAGAAGTAGTGTTGCAAGTAGTGGTGATAATTATAGTGCTTTTACTGGAAGAAGTACTTTAGCAAGAACTTCACAAGGCCAAATTAGTTTTACAATATTTGGTGGAGCTACATTTGATTATGGATTAGTTATTATAGCTGATGGAGCTAATGAGCCTTACTTTTTTAGAATGGAAGGCACGGGAGCTAACTTAAATAGTAGAACCTATTTTAGTGGAGAAATTACAGTTAATAGTACAAAACATGTTAAGCATGTTACAGTACACGACAAACATTTAATTGCTGCCGGAGTTGAAGATAACTTAAATACTATTTATTATAGCGGAACTTTAGACCCTACAGATTTTACAAGCAGTGGTTCTGGTAATATAGTATTAGAAGACCAAATAGTAGGAATAAAAAGTTTTAGGGATGAGCTATTTATATTTTGTGAGAACTCAATTTTTAAATTACAAGATATAAATGGAACTGTTAAGATAGTACCAGTTACAAAAAACGTAGGGTGTTTAAGTGGCTATAGTATTCAAGAGATTGGTGGTGACTTATTATTTTTAGCACCAGATGGGTTAAGGACAGTAGCCGGTACAGCAAGAATTGGTGACGTTGAGCTAGGTACAGTAAGTAAAGCTATACAAACTTTAATTACCGATTTATCTAATACAATAAATACATTTACAATTAATAGTGTAGTTCTAAGAGATAAGTCACAGTATAGATTATTTTATACAAATACAAGTTTAGAAAACAGTCAACAAAAAGGAATTATAGGAACATTACGACCAAATGGGTTTGAATGGTCTGAAACAAGAGGTTTAGAAGTTACAGCTATTGGGTCCGGGTTTGATAATAACGGAATAGAAAAATTTTATCATGGGGACACAAATGGGTTTATTTACGAACATGATACAGGAAACACATTTGATGGTAGTTCTATTTTAGCACGATATGGTACACCTAATTATGATTACGGAGATTTAGGAACATTAAAAACTTTACATTACGTTAGAGTTTCTGCAAGTGCAGAAGGAATTGTAGAACCAGATATTCAAGTAAGATTTGACTATGGTAATACAGATATACCACAACCTTCAGATTTATTTGATATTGGTATAATTAATCCTCCTTCAAAATTTGGAGATGCATTATTTAACACAAATGTTTTTGGGGGTGGAGATAATCCTTTAATTAGAGTGCCTTTACAAGGAAGCGGAACAAGTAATAATTTTACAATTATAAGTGAAGATACAAAGGCCCCATATACGATAAATGGTTTTTATGTAGATTACATACCATCAGGTAGGAGATAATAAATGGCACAAACATATACACGACAAAGTTCGTTTGCAGATGGAGATACAATTACTGCTGCATTATTTAATAACGAATATAATCAGTTAGTCAACGCATTTGCATACAGTTCTAGTAGTGCAAGTTCTACAGGCCACAGACACGATGGTACAGCAGGACAAGGTGGTAATATACATACCATAGGTGACTTAGACTTTTTAAACAAGATTGTCGTAGATAGTACAAATAATAGATGGGGATTTTATGTAGAAGTCTCTTCATCAGCAGTAGAACAAATAAGAATACAAGATGGAGCAAT